ATGCCAGACAGCACTTTGCCATCTGCATGGGTCGTGGTCCTCCGGTTGGTCGGGTCATATTTGGTCGGTGTACTGATCGCGTCGTTCCTCGTGTCGCTGCTGGGCGCCGGCGAATTTTTTGTCTTTTACTTGGGCGGCGGGCTTGTCTTTGGGCTTCCGGGCCTTTTGCTCATTACTTTGTTTGTGCTGGCCTTTAAGGGGTTCGTGCATCGTCACCTTATTGACCTGGCTATTCTCATTCCCCTTGTGACCGCACCGGTGATGATGGCCGTAAGTTACGTGTTAAACTATGCCCACCGCATGTCTTTGGAACAATATTTAAGCTACCGCGTGGCATGGGAAACGGGTGCCATCATTCTGCTTGGCTCCGGCATTGCCGCCTATACCTTCGTCAGTGTGTCGCGGCCCCGGCGCTAAAGCGGCGTGCAAGTGTAGGGCGGGACGTGTCCCGCCGTTTCAAGCCGCTACGCTGATGGCGGGTTACGCCCTGCGGGCTAACCCGCCCTACAAGCGTTATTACTCCGTATACATATTCATTTTTCTTTCTCTCCTGTCCCTTTCTTTCAAATTTGGAGGCATTGTCGCTATGAGCGTTGTCAAGAATTCACGATCGAGATTTCTCAATCGCGGCGGACTTCGGCTTTTCAATCCTTTGGGCACAGACGCAAGCTCTCGTCATGAACTGGAAAAGGCGTTTGCCGAACATGCTGGCGCGGTATTACAAGTTGCTGAGTCTGCTCCCGTTGATCCGTTTTCAATGCAGAGCCGGATCCCTAAATCTCGTCGTCCGCGTCGTCATCACATCGGGCGGGGCCGTTTTCCGAGATACACGCGTGACCAGGTAAATCGGATTAACACTTACCACGAGGTCATCAGACAAATACGGGAAATTGATCCAGCTTTTCAAATGATGAATCCGCGTAGTTCGATTCCGAGTTGGCGGGAAATTGGAAGGTTGCAAAGCCATCTGGCTAAACTGAGGAACGGCAGCCGCTTAGACCCATATATTAACGACACCGGGCCGGATCATTTAGATCTAAAAATAAAAGAGCGAAGAGACAACTATTATGATTATCGCAAGCGATACTAAAAGCACTCTTCTTTGAGAGTTTGTTGTCGGGTCCTACGGCGCTGTCTCCGCAGCCTCTGGCTCCGGTGTTGCTGGATTCTCCGACGAAGGCTGAGGCTTGGGGCTCATCGAGTGAGCCGTCGAACGGGGGCGATTGGGATCACAGTCTCTTAATACCTCTTGCCAAGGGGCATCGTGCACTTCATCTTTCAAGTCGTCTGAAAGAGACAGGCCAATATGGCTGGAGAAGGTCGGGAATCCGATCTGATCACTGTACCAGCACGTAACGGCGCCGGCCACTTGGGCGCGTTGTTCTGTAGTCAGATCATTCTCGGCACGGGCCAAAAGATCCTGGGCCGGTTCCCCGTGGTCGAGCGCGATGGTGGCCCAAAAGGCGGTCAAAAGAGGTGTGTCCTTGATCTTGACGCCGTCCAACTCAAGCCCATCGTCAAGGTACTGAGCGAGCAAAAGCTGCGCGGCTCCCTGCCGGTCAGACGAAGCAAAGTAGTGGAGCTCGTGAAGCCAATCTAGCTCGCCTCTTTTTTCGTCGAAGAAAAAGGGCTGATACTTCTCATCGCGGATCGCATCGATGTAGGCGTCCCAATTGCCGAACTCAATTGCATCCTGGCCGAAAGCGCGCTCCTCAATGGGTAGGTCCGCTTCTGTTGCTCGCGATAGATCGGACAAAGTATCGCCGCACCAGGCGCGCCATCGTTCCAACTGCGTCGGCGGGGCAACCCGTTTCTTTTGTACATAGAAATAGACCGCCCGATTGACCCCCGCAATGTTGTAGGGCCTTGAGAACAATCTGTAGTCCGAACAGCCGAGCCAGGCTGCCGCGCGCCGTGCCACCAGGTCAGGCCGCATCGGATGGGCCGACGCAAAGCTGAGGACGTCACGCCATCCATCACTGAGGCTCCATCGGGCATAGAAGGCGGCCATCTCTTCGCTTTCTATATGGAGGTCGATCTGTTCTTGATCGAATCGATATCGGAACAAATGCTCCTGAACCCGCTCTTGGCCCAGCTCCGTGGTGAGGGCGGGTTTGCGGCACCGCTCGGCAAAAGTGGGCGTGGCGAGCAGGCGTACCGATTCAAGATGGTCGCTGGTCATACCTGCAAAAGCGATGCTGTTTAAAAACAAATCGATCCGCAAACAATGGCCTTCCGCCTCCAAAGTATGGAGGGCAGCAACCCAGTCTTCCATGTCGAAGGTGCGCTGACTTCCGGCAATCCATCCGCCGAGAGCGATGGTCAGTGCGGTCACCCCCAATAGAACCGTCCCCAAAATACGCCTCATGAATGAACTATAGGCGACCTTCTGACGGCATTCAATATCAGGTGGCGCCAAGGTCAGTGACACCTATTAGGCGATACGGCTCCGACGGGGCCTTGCCGTAAACATCTCGAAACACTTGTGTTCCTAAAAGAAGCATCGTAAGCGGGTACACGTAATTGATGCTGACAAGTGCGTCGATTTCCCCTCACGCAGAGGGCTGCGGGAGACAAGTGCGCGATAGCAGGCTGCTGAAAAAGTGATTGTGTTTTATCGCCATGGTTCGAGACGGCGCTATCGCGCCTCCTCACCATGAGGTTTTCCATTCGTTACTCGCCCTGAGGAGGGCCGTAAGGCCCGTCTCGAAGGGTCCAAATTTTTTTCAGCAGACTGACACGGGATTTCACCGCTCATTCCGCGAAAGCCGGAATTTTCAAACATAACCAAACCTGGCCTTAGCGAGATCCTGTCTTTCCCAAAATCGTTCGGGGGGATGAGCGAAACAAGAATCCTTTGCGCATTTTTTTGACTGACATTTGAATATCTTCCAAAAAACGCCGGATGGGGAACAATAGTAGGGCGCCTGTCCACAGCCGGTCATGATGCGGTCAGCGATGTCGTCAAGGCTATGAAGTGAACTGGGCCGGTAGCGCCTCCGGTCACCCGCGGCTCCAAGCTGATGCAGCGCCGCCTGCCAACCCAACCGAAATTGAGGGCGTTGTGGACCAGATTTCAAACAGGTCGCGGACGAGGAGGCGCTCCTTGCTGGCTGAACAGGTGCGGGAGCGTGTTCGGCAAGTCTGAACAACTCACAGCTCACTCATCAACAAATGATGCCATGAATTTGATAACGGCATCAGCCCGATTTAACTCCCCGCTTTAGTTTTACCCAACAAGAAGGAACGCACATGTCTGTGAGTCATATTACCAACCGACTTCCAACGCCTCAGCAACTGGCCCTTGCAATGAAGTGGGTGCCCTATGGGGGCGGGAAAGACGACTCTGATGACGAAGAAAAAGGTTGGAGGGCAGCAGATAAAGAGACTGGACCGATATCAGTCAAGCTATTGTCGGAACTTGCGGATCAGAATAAGTCGTCAATACCTCAAAATGCGCTGAACGCGACTGATACTATGACCGGTGGAAGTGTGCTGGAAAGCTCATCCCCGAATACGGACGATTATAGAAGTGGCGATGGAAAACTCGATGATCGAGCAGCCCTTTCACCGGAAAACCGCCACGATCTCACACAAGCTGGGCTGAAAGCAGAAATCGGAAAAGCTGCAAAGGGTGCGATGGGTGCAGGTGCGTCGTTAGCCGGTATTGCGGCACAAAAGACAGGCGATATCCTCAAAGGCGAATTGATCGGCAGTCATCAGAGACCCGCAGCTAGGCCCGACAGAAATGACAAGGAAGAACAAGACACAGATTCCGAAAAAACTGAAGGCTCGGCCGACAGTTGGGAGGACTGGGCGGAAGATTTCTTCAGGCGCGGCAGCGATTGGTTTGACACCAAAGGCAGTGTGGTAGCTGGCTGGACTCAAGGTCTTGCCAATGCCCTCGACTCTTGGACCGCAGCGCGCATGTTTAAGAAGGCGCAGAAATTGGGGGGGCGCCAGTACGGCGATATTGGTGACGTAGTCGAACAAAAGATGCGCAAATACGGGCTAGACAAACTGGTAGAACGCTAAACCGCTTCCTTCGCGTACTAAAATAGATGAATATGCTATGAATCAACCTACGGTGTTGAGGCTGGTGTAAGTGCTAATTCAATCAGATTACAGATAGAACCAGACGTTCAGCGTGAGTGCTGGTGTTTCTGATGCGGTAGGGGTCAGAATTGTGGACACCAATTGCCTCTGAAATCCATTGATTTCACGACGCCCTCTTGGACAGACACAACCAGGTCGCATTCTTTTAAAGTTGTTGCACTGGTGTAACGATCTCTATCTCGGCCCCTTACTTTTCCAGTTGTTTCAATTGTTCGGCCCCACTCATAGGACAAGACCCGAGTTCCGTCTGAGGTTGTGTACACTTCCTCAGGTGGTCCCATCTGATTTACGAGATCGGACTCGGGGGCACCGATGAATATGTCTTCAATTTGCCGCCAATCGTCAGCTTGTCTTTGATGCCTTGCTGTTTTTGAATCAGAGGAATTAGAAGGGCTTTCGCAACCACTCAATACGAAGGCGCATGCAACTAACAAAGTAATCAACCGAACCATAGAACCCTCCCTGTTTGGTTCAACTTTAGCGTAATTGGCAGGCACTGTTCAATCCGTTCCCGGCACTCAAATCTGTCCGTTCAGACGAACGCTGGCGGATGGGAAGGCGCTACGCTCTGCCTTGTGTTTGTCTGCTCACTCAATGAAACATCAGAACTGCGGAGGCGGAGTTGAGGTCGCCTATTCGCAGTCATCGACGATGCGCTCAATGATCTTGTCAAGGCTGCGATGCGAATTGGGCCCATAACGCATCCGGTCACTCTTTGAATAATGATGAAAGTCCCAGCAGGCCAAGATCTTTTCAAGGTCTGTGCGATGTTCGGGCTTTAATTTACCGATTGCGGAACGTGTCAGTTCCCGATGCCGGACGGTGTATTTTACGTCGTCCGCGCGTTCACCATTTTCTTGTTCATTGAAAGGCATGAACCGGGGCTAAAAAACCGGCCTGCCGTAAACCGCACTTCATCAATTGGGCCGGACAGTAGCGGTGCGGTTCCGATGATGGCGGATCAAGCCTTGTGCGCCTTCGCATGCACGTTGCGTATTTCCCACCACCATAAAGGACCTCTCATGCCCGAATCGAACAGAGACACTATAATCAAGCTCATTAACGACGTTGCCTCTGATGCAGAGCGGAAAGGTTTAAAAAAAAGGGAGGGTGCAACCGGCCCCACAAAACTCGACCCAGCTTTCGCGCGTCGGACAGAAAATAAACTGTCAGCCGAATTGGCTTTTGACGACAGGCGGGCTGCATCTGCACCCATGATGCTGCGATCTTCCGCTGGTGGACCTGTAATAGATTACAAAGATACGAAGACATTGCCGCAGGCCGGCCTTGGGAATATTGCGCAACTCATCTCCGATGCGGTATCCGATCTCAAGTATGAGGCACACAACACCACGATATATGACCCAAGACCTTCTGAATTCATCAAGGTTCAAGAGGAAGTCGGATTCAAACCGGGGGCCTGGGTCAAAAATGGGGCGATTTATGTCTCGCCTGAGTCCACTCTAACGCTGGGTACGTTCGCGCACGAACTGCGTCATGTCGAGCAAGGGGAAGAGTACCATGACCTGCTAAGAGGTGGAAACGAAGGCGAGGCGCGCCGGACCGCGGATGAGGTGCTGGAGTATTACAGAGAACACAAATCGGAATACGGCCTCACATAGGGTTGCTTGACCGGTGAAGGCTCGGGTCCCGAAAAGGGAACTTTTGCGGGTGCCCGCATGTCGGAGGTATCGACACACGCGAAACACTTGTGTTTGAAAAACCGCGTGCCTAGGGTCCGTACACGTAAAGGATACCGCACACTGGAGCTAGCGGTACAGATGCCCTGTTTGGTATGACAATGTGCTGGGGTAGGACGGGATGCTGATTTCGCCAACGGCGGTCACCTCACATTGTCATCTCCGAAATCGCGAGAGCGATTATCGGAGATCCATAATCTCAGCCGTCCAAGATGCGAGCACAGGGGGTACGGATCCCCGATAACAGCTTTGCTGTTTTGGGAACGACGATCCAGTCATCGTTCGATGCCGTTCCGGTAGTGTGTTGTCCGTTCATCCGCTTTGCATTAGCGGGACATTTCTTCAGTATAAAGAGTCATTTAGTGCGGTTGCCGGAACGGGCCCGGAAATGATGGGTAAAGTGGCCTGCTCGCGCTCGTTTTACCAATCGTGCGGACTGTGGCGGGCTAGAGGCATCAAAGGGGCTTGCGTCACCGCAGGATGAATCTCGACCATCCGCCTCGTGTTTTCCTATATCCAGATCGGTACCCAAGGCTCGCGACCTAATGGTTTTGGTTCCTTTGGAAACAGCCGGTATGCGGGCGGCGTGAGTCGGTAATCGGGTGGGATTTGTACTCTTGGCTGGGGCCGGTCTTCTGTGGCTTTGTCGATGCCGGGATTTTGCGTGGACTTGACGGCATCACGTGTTGAGCTTTCACCGGGCAGCACTGATTCCCTCGTTTCTGGCGGCAACAGTGTGTCGCTGCAAGAAGAGGTTTCTTCTGCATACGCTGTGTTTGTTCCGCACAGCAGAAAGAAGAAGAAAGCCGCGGTTGGCGTGTTGTTCGTCATAACTCGCAACATCATCACGACACGCTAGCCGGTGTCGAACGCGTCTTCAAGTTGAAGCGTGAACGAATTTCGGCACCGCCTGACTGGGTGTCTTTTTTGGAACGTGGAAAACGTTCATCGGTTTCTTCATTCAGAACAATTATGAGTTTTTTTCGTGGCAAACAACAGAAGCTTCCTTGCTGAGCGTGTAGTGCATGGCAAACCGTCTTTCGGTATCGGCACGTACGAACCTGATCTTATTAAAGACAATATGAAAGAGGCGGTTTTACATCTGAATGGGCACACGCCATTGAAGATCGTCAATGCCGGATTTCAAAATGGTTTGGATGCGTCTGAAGCATGGGAGCCATGGGACGTCGATCAAGGGAACAGGGCATGGTCATTCCTTGAGGAAGACCAGCTTTCGCACGGCGGCGCAAACGTAGCCTACCATGAGCAACCGGGCTCCACCTCAGAGGGCGGCATATTCGACAGCCTGCTTGATGATGGGGTCACCGATTGGGCCTCCGGGAGTGTCGCCGGGGAGCCGAACGCGCTTCAGCGGGAAAGGGCGCTCGCCAATCAGGAAGCAGGCGCGCGCCTGTTTGACGCCGGTCTTGACGACGAAACGATCGCAAGCGTTTTGGAGGACGAGGAAGCGCAAGAGTTGTTTCTGCGCGAGCGAGAACTGAGGCAATTGTCTTCTGAGACCGGTAGCACGGCCACGCCTGATGGCGCCTTCGATGACGAAGAGGGAAGCGTCTTTCAAGATATCGCTCGCCGCGCGTTCGAGTATGCCGCCGATGCGGCCGAATATCTGTCGGAGCAACCTGAATTTCTCCAAAATGCCATGCTGCATGGTTTGGATCTGGCTTCGGGCGGCATAGTAAAAAAGGCGTTGCGCGAGGGAGCCCTGAGAGTAGCGCAAAGCGCACTCGACTTTGATCCGGCAGCTGAGATTGCGCGGCTCGCCGATCAATTGGTGGCGTTTGTTGAAGGGTTCTCAGTCGAAGAGTTAAAGCGCGAGAATCCACAAGCCTTTGCCCGGGCCCAAATGGGCGCACAGGTCATGCTGGCCGTGGCGTTCTTACCTCCAAGGCAGACGAAGAAATTACTAGGAAGACTAACGCGCCGGCGGCGGCCGCAAGGAACCAGAATCAAAGCCGAAAACCACAATGGCGAGTTGGGGAACCGGCCCCAACTGTCGGGGGGAGATGATACCGTCAAATTTTCAACATCCGACTTCTCCTCAGCCGCAGAAAGAGCTTTGGTCGGCGGGTCCGTGTTGACCTCGACGGCGGGCGAATATTGGTCTCAACGGGTTAAAGGCGAGTTTGATATTGGCAAACTCAGTATTGCTGCTATCCAAGGATTAGCCTCCGGTGCGCTCAAAGCTGACAACGTGACAGCAGATGTTATGAAAGACATGTTGATCGCCATGGGTGGGTCATTGTCGAAAGACGCCATCTCGGAAGAGATTACCGGCGATCCGGGTATTAACATGATTGTTTCTAGCCTTGGAGCAGCAGTTGGTAACGGTGTAACACGTTGGGCCATTGGCAGGGGCCTCGAACCCTTGGCTGCACAGGCAATGGGCGAGATTGCAAATGGGTATTCGGCCTGGTTCGTTGAAAACAAGGTGCCGCCTGGTTATCAGTTCACCAAAGATGAATTCACAAAAATTGTCTCCAATATTCAGGACGGATTTGCGGACGCTTATGACTACGTCAATGACGCAATCATGGATCACATCATGCGTCGTGGAAGAAGATGAATTAGTCCAGAAAAATTTCGGTACTCCTCATTTGTTTGCCGTTATTTGGATCGCCGGAATGAATCCGGCGATGACGGTTTGAGGGAGACGGATGCACAAGTAAAGCAGGGCGTTAATCCCACCATGGGCGGCCACCTTCTTTATAATCTCCCAAATCGCGACTGCGATTATCTGAGATCCATAACTACAACCATGAAAATTGCGAGCGCAGGGGTATAGATCCCCGATAGACACTGCGTGTCTTCGGGGATGACACGATAAATGTAGGGCGGGACGTGTCCCGCCGTTGCAACTCGCTGCGCTGATGGCGGGTTACGCCCGGTGCAGGTCCGGGCTAACCCGCCCTACGAACTCCAAATAATCCGTACACATCTTAACGACATCACTCATTCCCGCCTCGGGAATAACACCGGCTGCATGAACGCAGCCTTCACCCCATCCGAGTCAGCCCCTCCCAAAACGGGCGCGGGCCTCGGTAAAGGAGACTCTATGTCTGATACGAACGTCGATTTAAGCGAGCTTGATGCGTTTGACAGCCTGAATGCCGATGCACCGACACGTTTGGAAACCGGTGAGGGGGACGTCCCCGATCCGGCGCCGATATCTGACGGTGTCCTTAATAGCCTTGATCCCTACACGCATGATGGATCAGCCCGGCCGGACCGCAGCAAACGTCACACCCTTTCTGATGATGAAAGAGAAGAAAGAGGAGGGCGTTTCCAGAGCAGGCGGCAAAGACGGCGTCAAGACCGCAGGGCCGAGAGGCCGGAACCGCGGGAGGACGAATTCCGCAGTTCCCGGTCGCGGGCGTTTGCGCGTGATCAAGAGTCAGGGCACTGGACAGATGCACGCGCAGAACAGCGCTCAAATGGACGGGCCGCCCGGCATGGCGATCGAAATGGCGATCGAAGCGCACACCCAAGTGAGGCGCCCATCGATCCGCCCCATACTTGGCCGGACGACGCCAAGGCGGAATTCAAACGCCTGCCGCCCGCCGCCCAGCATTTTATGACGAAGCGGCACAAAGACATGGAGGCGGATTATACCCGCAAAACCCAAGAGCTTTCCGACCGGGGACGCCTGTACGAAGAGCTCGACGACATCGTCAAACCGCGCCTGGAATCGATCCAGATGGCGGGCATGACGGTGCCCCAATATTTCGCGCAGATTGCGGCGGCGAGTGATTTTGCCGGCCGCGACCTGCCGGGATTCATCAAATGGATCGCCGCCCAGCGGCAGATCCCGATTGAAACCCTCGCTCAAATGATTACCGATCCGGAGCAGGGCCCTGCGCTGGACCCGGAACTCATGAAGCGGGACCAGGCCATTGCGGAGCTGCAGCAACAGCAGCAGTCCCTCCAGCAATATATTCAAAGCCAACAAGAAGCCGCGCTGGAACAACAACGCGCGGCGGTAACTGACGAGTATGAGTCGTTCTTACGAGCGACCGATGCGCACGGTGCGCCGCTTCATCCGCATGCCAAGGAATTGGCGCCGCAGATGGCGAAGCTGATCCGTGCAGGTATGGCGGACTCGCTTGAGGACGCCTACGACAAAGCTGTTCACCTTGATCCTTCCTTGCGCCCACAAAGGAACGCGGCTGCACCGGAACCGATGCCTCCGATCGAGACATCGCCCGTGCAGGCCCCGCAAGATCCTTGGCGCGAGAACGAAGCCAGTCGACGACAGCGCGCAGCACGCGCGGCCCGGGCAGGGAGTTCCGTAGCCGGAGCGCCCCGCGCCACACGCCGCGAACCACGGACCGAAAGCGTCTACGACACGGTTTCGGACGTGTGGGATGAACATTTCAAATAACAGGAGGAAAGCCACATGGCTTCACCAAACCTGTCGGAAATTGTGACCACGACCTTGCGCAAACGCTCAGGCAAACTGGCTGACAATTTTACCGACAATACGGCCCTTCTTTCCAAGTTGAAGGAAAATGGCCGGGCGCGTCCGTTCTCGGGCGGGCGTACCATTCTGGAAGAAATCGCTTACTCGGAAAACTCGACCTATAAGCGCTATTCCGGTTACGAAACCCTCGACATCAGCCCGAGCGATGTCATCACCGCAGCAGAATTTGAGATCAAACAGGCGGCCATCGCGGTCTCTATGTCGGGTCTTGAAAGTTTGCAAAATGCCTCGAAGGAGCAGGTCGTCGATCTTCTCGCCGCGCGTATCGACAATGCGGAAGGCACGCTGGTGAATAATCTGAGTGCGGATGTTTACTCAGACGGCACCGGCGATGGCGGTAAACAAATCGGCGGCTTGCAATTGCTGGTCTCCGATGCCGGCACGGGAACGGTGGGCGGAATCAATTCCTCCACTTATTCTTTTTGGCAGAACAGCGTGTTTGACTTTAGTGCAAACTCGCTGACACCGGGTGCCGATACCATCCAGCAAGCGATGAACACCTTGTTCCTCAACACGAAACGGAACCGGGATAAACCGGACCTGATCGTGGCAGACGATACCTATTACCGGTATTACTGGGAAAGCTTGCAGGCCATCCAACGCATCAACGACGATTCCAAGTCGGCAGCGCGCGGATTCCCGTCGCTGAACTTCATGGGCGCCGATGTGGTGTGTGACGGCGGCCAGGGCGGCGACGCCCCGGCAAACCATATGTATTTCCTCAACACGAAATACATCTTCTATCGGCCACACGCCAAACGGAACATGGTTCCGATGGGCGCGGACCGTTTTTCCACGAACCAGGATGCGTTTGTGAAGCTGATTGGCTGGGCGGGCAATATGACCGTCTCTAACCGGTCGCTTCAAGGCGTCATCGTACCGTAAGGAGGGTCAAGAAATGGCTTTGACGATTCCTAAAAGCGGATCGGGACGTTTGGGCGTTAATTATGACGACGCCCATGCGGAACAAGTGTTCGAACTCGGCACTTGCGATGTGTCGCAAAGCGGGGACGAATTCGTTTATGTCCGCGCGAACGGCGCGATCAGTCAATCCGATGTGGTTCTTGTCCCGCAAGATTGGGATGCGGATCAAATCGACACCACCAATTCGGCCAGTGCTTTTGGCGAAAAAGTGGGCGTGGCTTTCGGCACACTCGCCGACAACCAATATGGCTGGGTGCTGGTGTGCGGTGTCGCGAACGAGATCAATGTGGGCAGCTCCTGTGCGGCCAACGCGGCGATCAACTCCACATCGACAGCGGGTCGTCTTGACGACGATGCCACCGTTGGTGCGGAAGTGGTCGACCGTCTCGTTCTGACCACGGCCGAGTCCTCAGGCAATGTGGCCCCCGGCGTGCTCACGCACCCGACGGTTGGCGCAACGCTTTAACATTGTTGTGTCATTACCCGGTGCGCTGTGAAACAGCGTGTCCGGGTAATCCATGAGCGCTCGCCACTTTGTCTGGATCCCCCGGACGGCGCTGCGCTTTGCCGGGGGATGACACTCTAATTGTTACGCGAGGCCGCGCGCACCCACTGTCGTCATCCCCGACTTGATCGGGGATCCATAACCACTTGCGTTTCGATTTGAGCACAGGGGGTATGGATCCCGGTCTGCCGCTTTGCGGCAACCGGGATGACAGCAAAGTGTGTTGCAGAGCCGTATACAGACAATCGAAAGGGACGCTCCCTGCGCCCCTTTCTCTTCATTCAACCCAACTTTTACAGCCAGTCCTTAAAGGAGGGACCTGTAATGCCTCAATCCGAAATGATGCGTATGAACTATGACGACCCGTTCGACGGGGCGCTGTCGGCGCCTGCCGTTGGTGCACCGAACCCCACTTTGGTGCGGCCGCGTTTTTTTAAAGGGGAACAAAAGGATTATCTCGCCAGCCAGGAAAAAGGCTTCACCGTTTGGCGCGAGGTGGAACTCGTTGAATTGATTGTGCCGGGGGACAAGAAACAAAAGCCGGTAAAAAAGGTCACGCGCCGAGTGATTGAACGGTTCCCGAAAGAATATCATGCCTGGAAACATGGCGAGCAGCGCGATGTGGGTATTCCGCTGGAGGAGGCGCGATTCCTGTCCAAAGGCCATGTCCGTACCCTGAAGGAACTCGACATTGTGTCGGTCGAAGATCTCGCCGCCATTTCCGATGCCATTGTTGGCGATTTGGGGATGGATTACCGGGAAAAACGCGATCAGGCCAAAACGTTCCTTGCTGATTACAAGGACATGCAACGCCAGGCGCGGCTTGAAAAAGAAAATGAAGAGTTGCACGCAAGGCTCGCCAATCTGGAAGAGCATGCCGGGATCGCCGATGTGGAACGCCAATTGAACGCGCCGCATGTGGAGGCGGGCACCTTGCCCGAACCACCGCAAGCCGCAGGTGCCGAAAGCACGCCCAAGATCAAACGCACACGGAAGAAAAAGGCGGACCCCGCCGGCAAAGCCGACATTCAACCCGATGCGATGAGCCAAGTCTTCGGCGCCACCAACGAGGCGTGATGAGGCAATGGGGTCAGACCCTATTGAGATCAATAGGGTCTGACCCCATTGAGTGTTGCCGAACAAAATGAGCGTGCATTGAACGGCACCATTCGATCGCACGCCAACATGGAAACCCCATAAATGTCCCTATTGTCCATTTGTCAGGAGGCAGCGGCCGAAATCGGGCTGCCCCAACCCACATCGGTTGTGGGCAGTTCCGATCCGCAAAGCATTCAAATGCTCACTCTTGTCAATCTGATCGGCAAGGAATTGGTGCGCAAATATGAATGGCAGGCGCTGACCATTGAAGCCAATTTCACAACGGTGGCGGCGGAGGTGCAAACGGTGCTGCCCGCCGACTTTGCGCATCTCATCGACGATTCGATGTATAACCGCACGGAGCAGCGCAAAGTCTATGGCCCGCAAACCCCGCAGACATGGCAGCTCGACAATTCGTTTCTGACGACCCGCGTCTACGATACGTTCCGCATCAAGGGCGGCAATATTCTGTTTGAACCGAACCCGGCCGCAGGCGAGAGCGTCTATTACGAATATATCTCGAAATACTGGGTTGATACGGATGCGGACGGTGTGGGCGAGGCTGAAGTGTTCGGCCATGACAGCACCCATGCGAGCCTGCTTCCCGAAGATCTCTTACGCCTTGGCCTGGTGGCGCGCCTTAAAGAAGCCAGCGGGCTCGACTATCAAGAATCCACTCGCCGCTTTCATTCCTTGCTCGGCGATTACAAATCTCAAGATAAGGGCAAGAAGACCTTGCGCCTCACCGGCCCGCGCGGTTTCGAGCTCGGCAAAGGCAATGTGCCCGATACGGGGTTTGGATCGGTTTAGATTTTGCGGTAGGGCGGGTTAGCCTGAAAGGCGTAACCCGCCGCATGGAATTTAAGGGGAAGTGATGGCGGGATTGCATCCCGCCCTACCGGTCGCCGGCAACCGGGATGACAGAGGGGTCAGTACTTTTGAGAAGCGCCTCAACTGCGCGCCAAACAGTATGCATCCGACGCCGTAATAAGGTGCAGCCGGGGCGGGCAATCGCAGCAGCATTCGGTGCAAGAACCCGGAAGGTCTTGGTTCAGACGGTCCGATTGGGGGGCCAGATAGTGCTCTAACAACTCGATCTCGGAAGGCGTTAATGTGGGTTCCGGTTTTCGGAACTCGCCGATGAACACCAAGGCCGTGACGAGAGACAGGCATACGAATAAAACCGAAAGCAACGACTTCGGATCTGCTTCTGTGGTTGGGTCGGGCATTTAAGTCTCCGGTGTCTTTCGTAGTGAACGTGAGACATTCGCGATCAGGCAAAGAAATCTATTTCTCAGGGCTTGGGTCAAAGTCCTCACGTTTTGCTTTAGTGTGTTCGCAAATTTCGACGCGATAGACAGAAAGTTGCCTTAAGCCATTGTTGTCATTAGGAAATGATATGAGTCTCCTCGTGTAGTGGACATTGGTCAGCAGGCAGGGATCAAAGGCAATGTCGTTCCATACTTTGTCGAATTTCGCGCGTTCAGCTCTGTCATAAGCCGCCACCTTCAGCGCTGCCGCGTGGCCGTCTTCTTGTTTGGAGGCCGGATTCTCTCGTGCAAAATGCGCGAGGATGGCCGTCCAAAACAAGCAGGCCAGCAGAACCAGCGCGATGGGTTTCCTCTGCTCTTGGGCCGGTGTCATGTCAGGTGCTCCTGCCTTTATTTGGTTTGATATCTGCAAACGGAATTGCGCAAAGGCTTTTGTTGCGCGGCGGGCAAAGGAAAATCACTGCTCCATTTTCGATGAAAGCAGCCACAATGGGGCTTCAATAGGGCGGGGCCGGTCGGCGTCCAAATTGCGGAGAAACTCGAGGCGCCGCTCGTTTTCTCGCCTACGTGCTGTAATCAGCTCTTCTATCGTCAGCGCCTTGAGCTCGGACTGAAAGTGCCTGGTTGAGATGCTGTCTTGTAGGTCGCTGAGCGGTGTTTTCGGCGGGAAGAAAAAGGCCGGAACGCCTAAAGAAGTATCCAGCAAAAATTGGTCGGGTGGGGCGCAGTGGCCGGACATCAAATGGGCTGGCGCCCACCCTCGGACGATCGGTTCTTTTGGCGATGCTTCTGGGGATGTTTCCAGAGGGGCCGAAGGAGGCCCGGACCGATCAAGGCAATGGTCGGTGAGTGCGGCCGGACGGACCCAGCGGATCGGCTCTGGATCGAAGGTCTTTGCCTGGCAGGCTGCGAAATAGCGCAAATGGCGCGGTGTGTCGGGATTGTCCGTTAATTCGATCGGACAACGTCCAATTGCCAATTCGGCTGCCGGCGTCACGAATGGCGCTTCGTTGCTGGCAAGAGCCTGTTGGTTCGTGTTGATGAAGGCGATCACGAGCCCGGCGAGCAGGGGCAACAGGATCAGAAGTGCCGTAAGCGTAAGGCCGCTCGGAGTCGGTTCATGTCGGGGCATATCCATAGATTAGATCCATCCCCCAGAATTTCAACGTCAGCGTGCGTCTTGCGCGCATAAAACTTGCGTCAGGTGCGTTGACTCATCACCGCTTCATTCGAGCAGTTCTTGAGATCTTCTCAAATGAAGAACCACTTCCACTCCGTACACAAATGAATAATCAGTACCGTAGATGTGCGGCGTGGTCTCACTCACGAAAGGAAAGACTGTGAGAGTTAGAAACGAACGCGACAACATTAAAGCCGAACTTATTCGTGCTTCAAAACACCAGACGTCCTCCGACGATGATGATACTTCGATGGACGACCGAATAACAAATGGACAATTCTATTCTTCCAAAAGAAGACGTCCCGTTCTGGTGGCGGAAAACAATAACGGAGGAAACTCCGATCCCAAAAAGACGCCCGGCAAGAACCCGCCAAAGGGCCCATTTTGGAGAAGGGTTCCGTTAAATCCTGCTATAAGTGCCTATTGTGAACATGAACCCCATAGTGGTTTGTGCCGTGCATATTGCCTTAACATAAACCCCGACGATGAGGTCTGCCAGAAATGGTATCCGCAGACCTAAAGTCTGGCACAACCGTCTGTGCGCATAAGTGGCTCATCGTGGTGTTGTGCGGACAGAAGCGCTGGTGCTGAGTTATTTTCTACAATTTGCGGAGAAGGCTCGTCATCCAAACTGCGATGATATGGCGTTTGAGTTGGCATTGTTGATCGATGACGCGACGACATTGAATGTCGCATTCAACAGGAGCTTTGAGAATCCGGAGACCGAGACATAAGCCGAAGTAATGGATATGGATTTTGACACAATTTCGCAGGCGGCCTGTTATGTGCGAATGCCATTGTCACCAACACAGCGTTCTCACTTGGTCGGCAAATCCGCTCACATCAATGGTGAGAATCGCATTTTCGACTACTTTGTTCGCGGCTGCATTTTAAATGCTGGCGTGCCGGGGATGTTAGCGTCACATGCCGTGCGGATCTTGGGCCATGGGCCATCACCTTCAATGGCCGTACCATGCCCTTCTAACCCCAAGAACATGCCACTACCAAAGTGGTAGCTCATCGCGTTTTCGTACCAACAGTCCACGATCTCGGTAACTTGGCGCGCCTCTTCGGCATTGAGGTGTGCGAACAGGGGCGCCAAGTCACCTCGTGGATCCGCGCCGTGATCCACCGCGATATAGGCCCACAATGCTGCTAATAGATGAGCGTCTTTGATCGGGCGTCCGTCGATCAACGGCTGCTCGGAAAGCTTGAGGGCCAAAAGAATCTGTGCCTGTGGAGCACGATAGCCGGCGGCATAATCGTGAAGGCGATAGAGCCACTCGGAATAGTAAATTGGCCACTTGGTTTCGGTGCTGGCCGGCACAAATGTGCCATCTCTTATCGGGGCGAGTTTGGTATCCACATTGCCAAACCAAAGGGCATCTTTTTCAAGCACGCGCGCGGTTTTGGGGGACGATGCCGTTTCCAACGATAGCCAAGACAAGGTGTCGCCGCACCATTTGCGCCGCGCTTCCAATCGTGTCTGGGGAAGGGCGCGGCCCCGCTCGGCCAAGAAAAATACGTAACGGTTGACCAAGAACTGAACGGGATAGGTTGATGTCAGCTGCTTGTGGGAGCACGCCAGCCACACCTGGGTTCGTGCAAGCACAAGGTCGGGCCGCGTAGGATCAGTAACGGCAAATGCCGCAACATGCCGCCACCCATGCTCAAGGCTCCAACGTTTTCGAAAGGGCTTTTCTTTCTCTCGCAGAGGACCCTCATCGTGCTTCGTGACCCGTTTTGTGTAATTCGCGACGGCGGAACGAAAATCGTCTGACATCGACATGAGCGGAAAATCATGCGTCCCGCAGCGCGCGATGAAATCGGGATCAGCATATAGGCGAATGAAATGAAGACGAGCTTCCGCCTGCCCAGAGGTGACAAGATTGTTGACGAGATAAATCATACGCGTGCAATGGCCTTGCTGTTCCATCGTTTGCGGCGCGCCCCGCCAATCCGCCTGCTCATAAGGTCTTTGATCCCATGCGAGCCAAAGACCGCCACCTGCGAGGAGCATGAAGAGCAGAAGGAATGTCCGTCTCAGAAATTTCCACATCGTTGTTATGTGAGGTTTGAGTTGCGCATTTTCAACGATAGCGTGCGTTTTGCGCGTACAAAACCCGGGTCAGGTGCGCTGACCAACACACGCCATCTTTGACTGCTCGTTTGGAGCTGTTCCAATGAGGGCGCAACCGTCCGCTCCGTACACAAATTAATCTATCCATGAAAGGAAAAAATCAATGAGGGACGATTTTGAGCAAAATGTCATCCGTAATCAGCTTGTCCGAGCATCGAAAGACCTTGCACTACTGAATTCAAACGCGCGGGAGCGCCGAAGAAACAGTTCGACCGGAAGCCGCAATCATACTTCGCGTGTCCAACCCTTTACAGCAACGCGCGACGCGGCTGCGAGAAGCGGTTTCGTCCCAAGCTTGGGATCACCAAATGGCTTTGGCGCCGTAACTCAGCCGCAGCGAGAGTATCCTCACACTGAACGCCTAGGCTGGACGGATGGTCTGAATCCCACAAGCCCTCATAGCGGACCGACCAGCAATTTCGTGGAGAGTGGGCGATACGATTCTGCAAATCTTGATGATGGAACATCGCATGATCTTGCCGCCAACACTGCGACGGATATGGAATATGGGGACGAAAGTGTCGAAGATGATTGTCCTGAACGGAAATCCGAAGAACAGTGCCAGACTATTTATGATGGAGGGGTTGGTACTCAGATTGCGAAAATCGAAGATTTGATCGCAGAAAAACCTGAAGCAAGAGAAGCGTTCTACGCTGCCGCCCAAAAGTTGGATGACAAGTCTTATGAAATGTGGGGCCAACTGGGAGTCGATATTGCGATGGCAGCTGGTGGCGCAGTCGTAAATGCAAAAGAAGGGACGGCGGGCGTCGTTTTTGGAATCTTGGCGGATTTGCTAGGAGCGACAATAAATCTTTACGAAGCCCACAAGGAAATTAAAGAAATTGGAGACGAGATCTATGCCGCACAGGCTGAAATTGATCGTATCGAGAGCGAGTTAGAGTTTGCTGAATCTTTCAAGGAGGACTCGCTAGAGATCCTCAGTTCTTGTTGTGAGGGGCGCTATACAGACTATCCGGCTTCTTTCTATCGATAGTCATGCCGTCAGTTTAAGTCGGTGAGGAGCGGCCGAAAGATTGACTACCCGAACGCTTGTCTTCGGCGACGTACCGATTCAGTACATGGTGGTAGGCGCAATGCCGGAGGAATTATGCATAGAACCGAGTGCGTGCAGCCCGATCATGAACGATCATGCCCGAAGTAGGACGGTTCAGAGCGCACATTCGTAGATTTCTCGATGTCTAGTCGCGTTGGATGCAACCGGGTGGAAGGCGTTTGCGTTCTTCATCTGTCAATGGGCGGGGAGGATGGAGTTTTCCTTGGCTATCTCTCCACGATGTGGGTGGATTGCAAATGGGTATCGTTCTGATCCAAGGGTAATCGTGCTTGCGGTAGTAGGCAAGCGCACGTTCCATTTCATCGATCAAGCTTTCAGGCATCTCTGATTTGGCTTTATCAAGAATAGGCTGAGTATCCTGGTTCTTTTCAAGAGCGAGCGTTGCAAAATAGGCTGCCTTAGCTGGCGATCTGACCACAAGCTCCCCATCAAGATACCAGCGCGAGAGGATCTTATAACCGCGCCCAAGCTTGTGCCGCTCGGAAATGCTCTTCACCCGACGCACTCTGTCGTACACCGAGTCCGAATAGGAGAGGGCGAGCTCTAACTCAGCATCGTTGGATTTGAAACGGCGCACGGCATGGTTAAGTGCTTCTTGGCGGTCTTTGTTGCACGCTTCTTGGCCGGCACAAGAGGAAAGAGCCATGCCAATGTCAAACATGGTGTTGCCACACCATGCGCGCGCCTTCTTGATACGCAATTCGTGAGGGGTGGGCGGCTCTTGATTCAGTTTGCGTACCGCAAGGTTGATCGCCAATTGGTCGATCGGCCGAGAAAGGATTGCTTTCCTCGAACAATAGAGCCAAGCAGCCGCCCGCTTTCCGATTAGTCCCGGCCTGTCCAGGTTGCGGACAGAAAAGGAGAGAACATGCTGCCATCCGCCCGCTAACGACCAGGGGTTTGTCAAACGTCCCAGCTTTCCAACTATCCGATTTAACTCAACGATGGATCTATAGTTCAGAGCATCGTCTTTTAGACCTCTGTGCACGGTGCTCGACACGGGGCATCGTTCCGCGACCTGTAACCTGAATTTATGGAGACGTGCCGTCGGCTCGCCGGCCCGAGCGACCTGGCTTAGCAGGCGCGCGAGTTTTTTGCATTCGCGCGTTTCCTCAAGCCGGAACATCGCGCTTTGCCAATCTGTGGCCGGCAGCGACCGATGTTGCCACGCGATGAACGCAAACACCCCGGCGCTGGCCAGCACAAAGACCAGAAGACTCATTGCCGCAATCTTACCAAAACCCCTCATGGCTCAATCATATGTTGGGTCGGTGCGCAACGCAATGAGAGGTAAATGCCGCTTAGCTTGTACAGAACGGTGGCGATTTTTGACATGAAAACTCTCGCCTAGAGCGCGATCAGGTTAAGTGGAACCCGGTTAACCGCCAAGATTTCTTGATCGCGCAACCAACCGTCAATCCCCAAGAGCTTTGGGGCATGATCATGTTTCTATGCAACATGATCATGCTTGTGAGGCGTTGCGCGTTTGCGGCTGGCTGAAGGAAGCCGCCTTGTCGGTGGCCTGTATTACTTCGCTTCGTTCGAACCATTATTCAGATCCGTTCGGACGAAGCTGGATCATTTGATCTGTATAGAGAATAAAATCCATCGGCTAAGCAACTGAAAGTGACCTAACCATGAAACGAAACATGAAAGCACGTTTTGCCCGTGACGACATCAAACAAGATCTGATCCGGGCGTCGAAGAGCCTTTCGGAACCGCATGGGCCGGCTTTGGACGGCGCCTTTGGTGGGGATACGGTGGAGCCGAACAAGGCCGCCGCCGCGGAAAACAGATTGCTTTCTCATGCGGAAATCGAACGTCTGCGCAGCAAGGCCATTTCAAAACTGAAAGCCTATATCAGAAAGGCGGACGTACGTGCCGATGTGCCTGAAGACGGGGCCTATGCGGTGCTGGATGCGCGCACTGGAAAATTAAGCTACTTTTGTGGGCCGGAAGCGGGCGAACCGCGCGGCACGGGTTACTTTGATTTCAAAGTATCCACATCCACGCCGGACGAATTTATTGCTGGTTTCGCGCATAGCCACCCCTTAGTTACATCCGCGAAATCGCGTGATCCGGATGCCGATAACAGACGCAATAAGCGTCTCAGCCGTGAAGATCGAGCCGCCATGCTTGGATTTACGTCGGAAATCGATCCCACAGGGTTGGGGTCCGTTGCGATCCTCAAAAACTGGAAGGGCGACATCATTTGTGAACGCCCAGATGGGCGTAGTTGCTAGTTTCACTGATTGTTTTGTTCTGGTTCGTCGAACACGTCGGTGAGGGCCGGGTCCATGCCGAGGCCTTGCTGAAACGGGTTCAGCGGTTTTGTCGCCACATCTTCGTTCAGCCAGTCGGTTGACGGGGCTGCTTGAGAACTGCTGCCGGGTGTTTCGCCTGAAAGCGCATCCCGGGCCGCGTTGTCGCCGACGGGCGTCGTTGGTCCGGCGGTTGCGGATGCCGCCGGCGCGCATTCCTCATCCGAGGCCGCGTTTTGTTCATTGCAGGGGATGGATGCACCGGGATGCGTGCCGGTCGTTTTGTCGGCCGGCGCCTGCGTTCCGATCCAGTAAAGCGCGATAAGCATAACGGCAATGGCGCTGCCCAACAGAACGATTGGTGTGCGGTCCGCTTGATCCATCCTTCATTTGTAAGCGGTTTCGGTGGGCAGTTCAACGATCCCGCCACCCTTCGCGTAGCCGGCACAAACGGTGGGCCCCGGCCTATTCGAACCCGCCGGCCCCTTCACCGCCCCCAAAAGGAACTCTTCATGGCTCGAAATCGAAAAGAAGATCGGGAAGAACCGGGCTATCTGTCCATCCGCCGTTTGATCACCGATCTCAGCACCCCAAAACCCGCCACCGGCATAGTGCGCGTTGCTGAATTGGCATTCGCTTCGGAACCGACCCGCGGCGAGAGGCCGCTCGAAGATCTCGACCCCAAATCGGCCTTGCGTGCGGAGGAAGAAGCTGAGCGCCCGGAAGAAGAAACAGAGGCGCTCCCTGAAGATGAAGGCAATCTTCGGAACATTGTGCTCAGAGCTCTATCAACTGCGCGTAAAGCGGCGAGAACCTACAAGGAAACGAAGTTGCCCCTTCAAACACAACAGAGCGTCTATGTAAACGCGGATGTGGGTGTCTTTATCTTCCAAAGAGACGACGGCATTTATTTCAAAGATCCAAGGGGCGCGTCGGTCGGCGCGGCAGATGGAGATGACTTCAAAAGTGGTGGTGTCGGTTCACACTTCTCAAAACAATCGGATGCTGCGGGATTGGTCATTTTGATCAGACCTTTTGTTCAGATGGAGGGCGCTGTGGCCGGTGACTACTTGCCTGATTCGCACTTCCATAAGATCTCGAGAAAGATCGGTGCACCCGTCTTTGCGGCTGAACGGGGCATACATAATTGCTGTACGGACATTTACCGCTTCGAAGACGGTGTCCGCACGCTCTACGAAGCGGCATGAGGGGGGCAGGTTACGATCCGGTCTGCGGCGGAACCATCACCTCACACCATCTTCGAGGGGAGGATTGTGTGTTTATAGGCTACAAGCATCGCGCCGGGGTACACTAAGCATGCGGAAGGGGCGGGATATCCGGCTTGTGCGGTTCGAGCAGCATGTTCATGCGCGCATTCGGCGCCGGGCCCATCAACGCTTCAATGGTCAGCCCTGCCGCCACCGGCAACAGGAACATCAAAACAAACACCAGGCCGCCCTGGATCATGGGGAGACGCGCACGCATGGGTGGAGTCTAGGCGGCCAAGTGCAAACAATCTCTGAATCATAAGCCCCGCATTTTCCCAAATCGGGACACATCGCGATGTGGAACACATAAATACTTGGCGCGCATCGATATGCGTGCCCCTTTAACACGAGGTCATTCATGACTGCATTTCGCGAAGTCAATCGCGGCCCCAAGGTACAACCCGTCAAACTGCCGGCCACGGTTGGCGGCTGGAACACACGCGACGCGCTCGATGCGATGGAACCGACCGATGCGGTCGTGCTCGATAATCTCATCCCGCAAGAAGGCGCCGTGGTCTCCCGCAAAGGGTTCGAGGCCCATTGCAATACGGGCGAGGCCATGACCATTAAAACGCTGGCCGAATACAAAGCCGGGGTGAACAACAAGCTGATCGCCGGCGTGAACGGCAAGCTGGTGGACGTGACTACCTTGACGCCAAGCACCATCGGCTCGGGGTTCACGGAAGACGAATGGCGGACCATAAACTTCAGTGATCGGATCTTTTTCTTTAACGGCACCGACGCGCCGCGCGATTGGGACGGATCGACCCTTACCGCGACCGCCTGGACCGGAACCGGCCTGACAATTTCAAATTTGACGGGCGGCATTGCGCACCAAAAACGTTTACTGCTGATTGAAAAGAACACGGCCAATTTCTGGTACGGGTCGGTCGATGCGGTTTCGGGCACGCTCAACAAGTTTAGCCTATCGACCGTGGGCAATCGCGGCGGCACCTTGTTGGCGATCGGTAAAATTACGTCGGACGGCGGCGATGGGGTGAACGACCATGTGGCGTTCTTTATGTCGAGCGGCGAGATCATTGTCTATCAGGGCAGCGACCCGAGCTCGGGCACGAACTGGTCGCTGGTCGGTGTGTTTTATACCGGCCGTTTGATCGCCCGGTCGGCCGTCAGCCAGTTGGGCTCGGATTGTGTGTTTGTCGGCACCGACGGATTCGCAGCCCTCACCCAGATCCTGCCCTTTGGCCGCAATGTGTCGGACCGGCAGACTATGTCGGACAAGATTTCCGACGCGGCGCGCTACGCAACCCAAACTTACGAAGGTCAAAGCGGGTGGCAAACCATTTTGTATCCGCGCGAGGACTTGCTGATCTTCAATGTGCCGCGCACGCCGACCAGCTTTCATCAATATGTGCTGAACACGGCAACGGGTGGCTGGTGCCGGTTCCGCAATATGAATGGGCGCTGCTGGTCGCTTTTGAACGATGCGCTCTATTTCGGCGGGACCGACGGCATTGTGTATAAGGCGTTGTCGGGCAATACCGATAATGGCGAAGCGATTCCGTGCGATGTGCAAACCGCGTGGACCTATTTGGGGTCGGCCGGTACCAAGAAACGCTTCACCATGGCGCGGCCGATTTTCCGGTCGACCGTGTCGCCGGCCGTGCAGCTTAATCTCGGGTTTGATTTTCAATCCTCGATCACAACCGGCCTGTTGTTGGTGACGCCCGCCGAACCGTCGGCGATTTGGGATGATGCCGTGTGGGACCAGGCGGCCTGGGGCGGCGGGTACGAAGCCTTTAACAATTGGCAACTCACCACCGGGTGGGGCGATGCGGTGTCGATGCGGCTGCGGTTTTCGAATTCCTCTGATCCGGTCGAATGGTTATCGACTACCTATGCGCTGATGCAAGGGGGGCTTTTGTAATGCATCTGGTCATGGGGGAGAATGAACATGTGGGAAGCTGGATTGTCGACCGGATCGATCATTTCTACGACTTGAGGGAGCTTGATCATTTCGAAACCATCGGCGTGGTGGCGCGCGACGGCACGCTGATGGCGGCAGCGCTTTACAACAATTATACGGGTACGGACATTCAAATCACATTTGCCGCCGCCACGCCGCGCTGGGCAACGCGCAGAAATATTCGCGCGTTCCTGTCTTACCCGTTCGAAACGGCGGGCTGCGCGCGCTGTACCGCGCTGATCGACCGCAAAAACAAACGTGTGCGCAAATTGCTTGAAGGTCTCGGCTTCAAACTCGAAGGCAAACATCCGCGCTTGCTCAACGGCAAAGGCACCGCCTTCTCACTCGGCCTGCTCCCAGAAAACCGCTGCTGGCCAAACGGCGAGCGGTGGGGGTGAGGGGGAAAGGAGTGTGGCTTCTTGACGCAAGATGTAGGCGAGTTTGAGATGCGTTCTGGCATACCTTGCCGATGTGGACTCCGATGCTGGGTTTTTGCAGCGTACCGCACATTTGGATGAATTTCCCCCGCAGGCTTCAAAGGAACCATTCGGACGTTTCATGGTTTGTGCTTGCCATCTTTGTTAGCCAGAACCCCTGTACAAAGCGGATTGATTCTAGTCCAGACAGGTTTGAGCATAGATATATTATGAATGATTCGAGAATGTGGCTTTAAGCCACTGAAAACAAATGTAAATGTGTGTGGGATTTTCACTCGAACCGCGGTTCAAGAGACGCTTGTCGTTGCTTTGCTAACAGCTTTTCCACAGATTTGTTCACAGGCAAACGCGCGGGAAGTACCTTCGTCCTTCGTGAGTTTTTGTTCAAGAACGTTTGCTCAGCAAGCTCAGTTCGGTAATGCGTCCGCTCGAATCGACATCCGAGTTGTGTGAACGGTTTCATAGCGGCGCGCACCAAACAATACTATAGGTTGCACCATCGGAGGGCTTCAAAGAGCTATACTGCAGCTTTACCTTGCGCCCGTTGGCGAACAGCAGTAGCCTAATTAAGGCCTTTATCTGAATACAGAAGAACACGGTCATGATTCCGACTATATCTGAGTGCAGAGTTCAAAGGTTCTCTAGTCATCCCACTTTTCCTGATGACGCTTCAACTTCATTTCGTCGAACCGGCGTTCGCTTAATCGGGCTACGCAGTTTCTTTGTATCTCGGGAGGAAGAGATGAGCGACAAAGCGCAATACGACAGGCGTTCTGGCGTTGCTGGTGGCTTTGCATTGGCTGCAGTTATGGTTGGATTTGTAGCGCTCATTTATGCACTTGTTAGTTTGTCGTCTCTGTCTGGTTTAGGGGCTCAGGAAGGTGGAGCCCGAGAAATGGTCGCAGGACTTAACGGATATTTCGAGATGCTCGCGGGGCTACCAAAAGAACTCGTTGGTTTGATAGTCGGCTTCTTCGCTTTTTTGGTCGGATATCTTTTCTTCCGTTCTCACAGTTACTGAGCTCTCGTAAGATAATCCCATGCCATTAATGGTGTGAGGCGTGCCGTACTCAGGGGGGTGGGAATGGCCGAAGCAGAAAGTGTGCGACCAGAGCAGATTGCAGCCGCATTTGTTATCTCCCAGTTGGTCTTTAGCTACTGGTATGCTCGCAGATTCTATCGCCACGATTTATTCGGTATTCTGTGGGGAGGATCGCGTGGTTTTTCGCTGTCCTGGCTTGGCGCGATGATTCTAGTTCTCATAAGTGCTTTCCTCATGTCTCTCTTTGAGAGTTTGTCCGGAGTTTCATTGGACCCAATCAACTCATACTTTGAGTTTGCGATTCGATCAGTTTTCAATAGCCTGAATGCACTGTCTTTGGCTTATGTGTTGTTCTCAATTGCGATGAGCAATCATGAAGGAAACAAATTTGAGCAAGGTTGGAATCCAGCTGATTTGCCGCCGAATGGTTCTCCAGATTAGTGCAAATCAGATTGCATAGAACATTCAATAGGTAGCTGCTTTTTGTGCTATCTGCTTTCTATTGTTGATGTCTAAGCCGCGACACAGTTTGCAAATTTAGGAGTTTCGGGAATAGGGTTGTAGCCTTCCCTAATGCCCACTTTTCCTTGTAGAGAATCGTTGAACCAAGACTGAAACTCAAAGTCGGGTTCATGTAACCGGGCTCGCGTGAGAAAATGATATCCGAGTCCGTGCAATATCCTCAGATGTCATCCCCGACTTGATCGGGGATCCATAAGCCCTGCGCTCAATCCTTGGCTTGCAGTGGGTATGGATCCTCGCGTTCGCGAGGATGACAAACGCCATGTGGTTACGACCGTGTTTCATCATCTGCATCACACAGCTCGGGCACATAGGCGGTCGGCGCGAGCTGGTATTTATCGAACGAGTTGTTGTCGGGCGGGGCGGCCTTCATAGCTGCACGGCGCTCGGTTATGGTTTGGCAGCGCGCGAAGAAGGCGTTGATCTCTTCGTCAGGCGTTTTCCAGTTTTGATCGCTGTTGATACTGACGTCTTCATCTTTGCGTCTCACATGATGGGTCATGTAATAGGGAAACTGTTCCCAGCATTGGCGTGCGTGGGTGAGCTGGGCGATATGGTGGGGTGCCAGTTTTGCCTTCGCCGCCATGAGCAGATCGTCCGTGTCCGTCCCATAATCTTGTGCAATGCCGGCCCACAGGGCAGCGAAGAAGGGCGAAGCGGGGACCTCGGATTGCGGGTCGTCATAACCGTTTAAATACCATTCGGCGATCAGCGCCTGCGCGGGGCCATAGCGTTCATCGACGGCCAGCACTTCGAGCCGGTCGAACCAGTCCGCCGTGGCGGCATAGCGCTTGAGGGCGGGATCGGCACGTTGCTCGTCGGTAAAGTCCGCGAGCGATCCGTCGATCAACGACGTGAGGCGCCGGTACTTGGCCGCCAAAGTGCCGAGACGGCGTGCGTCATAACGGGCTTCGTTTTGTTCATCGCCTTGCGCAAGCCGAGGCGCCAGATCGAGAAGGGCTTGGCGGCACCAAATGCGGCGGGCTTCACGGTCTGATTGAACAGGCCGCGCACCTTTGCAGGCGTGATGGGCAACGGCACGATCGATGGCTGCGTGATCGATCGGTGTGCTGTGAAGATCGGAGGACGCGCAGTTGAGCCAGATCTGCGCGCGGTGCGTGACGAGCGCGGGCTCAGCCCAGTGACGCAACGCAAAGCTGCCCAGATCGCGCCAGCCGGCCTCGGCGCTCCACCGGGCACGGAAGGCACGCGCTGCATCGGTAAAATGGGCCGGCTGTTGCGCCCGTTTGTAGGCTTCACCGCTGTCCGAAGAGGTGAGGATTTCACGGGACTTGGGGTCAAGTTGCGCGAGCAAGCTGCTGGAGACATAGGTATCCGTGCACGGACCATTGTCCATGGCGGCAATATAGCGGTCGTAAGCGCGCATATCACCGGCGTCGATCACTTTCCACAGCAGATGGAAGAAGGGCGCGCAGTGCCCCTCGGCCTCCAAGGCACTGGCGGCGGACTGCCAATTCGTTGAGGCGCCGCGATGATCCCACGCGAACCATGCTGTGAGTGCAATTATGGCACTCAATGAGGTGGCCACAAGGACGATCAGCGAAGTGCGAAGGGGGCGCCACATGGAAAAAGCCTAAGCCTCAAATCTGCGTTTCGGAACTTTCGTTGTTGTTGAGCAACGCCAGATATATTTGTTCGACCTTTTGATGGAGTTCGGATTTCCGATTTGCGCATTCGGTGCTCACATTTGGCGGTCTGCCCTTCGACTGTTTGCAGTGTTTGGGGTAAGCCGCCAATAGCGCATCCAGTTCGGCCAACAGTCCTTCAAGATCCGAGGACGCATAAGTCACCTGTGCTGAAACTTGGGGTGCTGAAACTTGGGGTGCTGAAACTTGGGGTGCTGAAACTTGGGGTGTTGAAACTTGGGGCGTTGAGACTTGTATAAGGACGTTCTCTGGAGCCAGATTCGACAGGGTCGGATCTGTCGCCTCAGGCTCGGGCTGCGGGCTCATCTTGTTAGCCCATGAGCCTGGGCGCTCCACGTCGCACGCGTTCAATATTTCCTGCCACGGCGCGTCGTGCGGGCTTGGCCACGCATAAGGCCCATACGGCTCGCCGGGTCCTTGCCATCCCATACCAACACGCGTTCCGGTTGCCGTGGGACCAACGCCATACTGGTACCAGCAGGCCACGACATCGGTCACTTGGTCACGTTGTTCCGGGGACAGATCTTTTTGCGCTCTGGCCAGCATGTCTTGCGCGGGCGCGCCATGATCCAGCGCAATGGTCGCCCAAAAGGCGGACAACAAAGCCCTATCCCGCGTTTTGACGCCACCGAAAGTAATGCCTTTGTAAAGGAGTTCGGCCAGCAACAATTGTGCGGAGACCTGACGATGGTGTCCGGCCAGACCTTCGAGCCGGCCGAGCCATTCGCCCCGGTGTAGTCCGCCCCTGAACTGAGACTGGGAAGCCCCGTTCCGAATGGCATCGATTTCAATGCTCCGGTTGCCGAACTCAAAGGCATCAATCGCAAGCACGCGGTCATCGTAGGGGAGTTCGCTTTCGGTGGCGCGTGACAGGGCCATCAACCTGTTGCCGCACCAAGTGCGCCAAGTTTCGAGTTGGGTGGCGGGCGGCAGCCTTTGTCCGTAGGCAATGAAAGAAACCGCCCGGTTGATCGCAGCCCTGTTCTTGGGCGATGAAAAAAGTTGGGGGTTCGAACACCCGAGCCACGTGCCTGCGCGTTGCAGTACCAGATCGGGGCGGGCGGGATGTTTGCCGGCGAAGTCCACCACATCGCGCCAGCCCCGACGCACGCTCCACCGGTCGTAAAACACCATGTTGATTTCAAACCCGAAGGGCGCGGATAGAACGGCGATGTCGTCCATAGACATCTCTTTGTCGTAATAGCCGATCAGGTGCTCCACCTGCCGACGGCCGGCTTCCGTTGAGAGGGCGGGTACGCCGCACCGGTCGGTATAGGATTTGTTGGCGAGAAGGCGAGCCTTTTGCAAAAACGCGGCCGGTTCACCTGCGGCGATGATCGTTTCGAGAAAAACGTCCACCCGCGCGCAATGGCCCTCGGCGACCATCCGGTCAAGGGCCGCCACCCAATCCTCTGTGTCGAAGGTGCGCTCAGTGCCGGCGACCCAGCCGCCAAGAACAAATGCGAAGGCAACAGCCCCCAGCAGCATTGCTCTTAAGATCCACCACATGGCAAAAGTGTACGCCGCGCACGTGCACCGCGCAATTGCAGGTGATTCTTTTTTGCCGGACTGTGATGGCGGTCACAGTGCTGCGGGTGGATGTGATGGCGTGGCAATAGGGTCTGACCCAATTGATTCACATCGGAGCGCAGACGGAAAAATCCGGCACACCGAAGCGCACAAAAGCCGATGATCCGCACACAGCGCGCGTGTTTGCCACTGGCAGGTGCGCGGACTGCGCAAACGCTTGACTGGCTTAGGCGTTTTCGGCGCGCGGGTGTGCCACAGGTACAGACCCTGACTCACCGCCGCATACAACCCCCGGCACGACCCGGGGCACATAGAATAAAGAACAAAATAAACAAAGAATCTAAGGAGAGAGGGCGCACGCCCGCTTTCCGGGCGGCCTTTGTTTGTTTGCGGCGAAAAGCCGAGTCGGATACGGTGCGTACACGCAATTGAGGCTCAGACATGCGCCTCCAGCGCTGCGTTTTCTGGCATTTTTACGCTCGATAGCCGAAGGCACGGTGCCCGATCGGCTTCGGCCTGTAGGGCGGGACTTGTCCCATCAGGGCGCCCAACAGCGCGCATGGCCGCAGAATTCCATGCTGCGCAGCTGCGAATAGTAAAAATACGTATACGGAGTAAGAAGCGGCGTTTCCGGTTTTCGCCGCTTCGCAAACTCGTTTGCACGCCAACCCGATTTTTGAAAGAGAGAAGGACCAAGATGGGTAAAAAATCGCCGTCTCCCCCGCCGCCGCCGGATCCCGTGGCCACCGCCAATGCGCAAGCGGCCGCAAACCTGGCGGCCATGAAGACCAATTTCCGGTACAACCGCATCTCGGAAACCGCGCCGGGCATCAACATTAGCTATCAAAGGGATTGGGAAGGCATTCCTATCCACAAGGTCACGACCTTGGGGCCCACCCAGCAGGCGCTGTTCGACAAGAGCCAGAGTGTTGCACTCGATCTGGCGAACCGTGCTGGTCAGCTGGTCAGCGGCGTGCCCACCACGCCCTTCACCTATGACGGGTTGCCGAGCCAAGTGGGCAGTATCGATATGAGCAGCCTGCCGGCGCTCAATGCTGTGGCCTTGAACACCAGCGTTGACAGATCGAACTCGGCGCGCGACCGGGTGGAACAATCCTTGTACAACCGCTCCGCCTCGCTGCTTGAACCCGGTTTTGCACGCGCGCAGCAAGATCTTGAACAGAATTTACGCGACCGGGGTATCCCGCGTGATTCCCAAGCCTGGGATTACGAAATGGCGCAGCTTTCGCGCAACCAGAATGAGGCGCGCCAGCGCATCGCCGACCAGGCCGTGGCGGCAGGTGGGGCGGAAGCCTCCCGCATATTCGGTGTGGACCTGCAAGCCGCGCAATTCGGCAATCAATCGATGCAGAACCAACTAGCAGCCGATCAGGTCCGCCGTCAGCAAGCCTTGAGTGAAGCCCAGCTTAACGCCAGCTTGCAGAATCAAGCGCGCCAGACAGGCGCCACCGAACGGCTTGCTCAGCGGAACCAAGCGGTCAACGAAGCAAGTGCCGCGGTTACCGGGCGTGCGGCCCTGCCGAGTTATCAGCTTGGCGGCATTCCAATGTACTCCACTGCAGCGCCGGATATTATGGGCGCGACCTATCGTTCGCACGATGCAGCGATGCAGAACTATCAAATTCAGGCGCAGCAAGCCAATGCGCAGGCGCAAGGTATTGGTCAGCTTGCTGGTTCCATTATCGGTGCTATTCCGTTCTCTCACTCTTCGTTCAAGGAAGAATGGGCCGTGGCTTCGCCGGTTTTGGACACGCTCGTTCATGTACCGATCGGCACGTGGCGCTATGACGAACGTTTCGCAGACCGTAATCGTCACATTGGTCCGATGGCGGAACATTTCCGGGATGCTTTCGGCGTGGGCGATGGCATCACCCTGTCGCCGGTTGATGTGATGGGCGTGACGCTCAAAGCGATGCAGGAACTGGCAGAGAAAATCGACCGGCTGGAGCAACGCTTGGCCGAATGGCCCTCCTCATCACAAGAAACCGCAAATACAAACTCAACCAAAGTTGCTGAAAGGATCTGATATGGCGGCGAAATACTCTGGATATGTCGAATATTCCCCGTTTGGAAGCCTCAAAGAAGAAGGTGTCGATGCGCTTAAAGATGCGATGCTTGAATTGCGTCAAATGGACAACCAAGTAACGCTGACAGGACTGAAGCCGCCACAGGTTGATATGGCAGGCAGTGATGTCGGAGACGAGCTGGTGGAACTCGCCGGTGCTCATACAACAACCCCCAAATCGATCGCGCATGCTTCTGCCGACAGCCGAACGCGAAACGTAAGGTTGCGGGAGGAAATGGATGATGAGGCCGCACAAAAAGAAAGAGATCCTGATAATTCAACCATCCCTCAAGACACGATTGACGAAAAAGTAAGGCTTTATAATGAAGGAAGAGGGTTTGTAGATCTTGCGGACGAAAAGGAAAGGGCCGCGAGTCGATCAATTGTGGGACATGGTGGACCTGCTGCGCTTCAAAATGCTTCACGAGGGATCGATTCATTGCTTGCTGGAATAGCACGACGAAAGGCAATTAAAGCGGGCGCGTACGATACAAGCAGTCTAACGAATAGCCTGTTAGATGAGTTGTTCCGTATAAGGAACACACCTCAGAGCAGTAAAGGAAAGCCTTAGGTTAAGACAAGGAACTAGCTGCACCTCATTGAATGAGAACACTTCAAAAATTCGCAATGCAATTCACGTCAGAAGCAACTGTTACCGACGCGACGAAGCTTTTGCACAGTTTGTTGAGAGATGGTCACAGCGATATTGCACTCCCTTCTTACGGTTTGTCCAGTGTAGTACTGACCATCCCTACCCCAAAAGTCACCGTCTGTCGTCTGGGTACGGTTTACATTATAGGTCAGGATACGGGTGCCGTCTGCGGCCTCATATACGTCTTCCGGAGTGCCCCATGTGCTTACGAGCTCAGACTCGGGAGCACCAATCCATAGTTCAAAGAATTCTTGCCACTTGGCCTCGTTTGCACGCTTGGCATCGGTGATAGGTGCGGTTGACGTCTCGCACGCGGACAAGACAATTGAGCAAACAGACAAACACACAAACAAAATTATCGACCGTCCCATAAATCTCTCCCTTTTGCGCAACCATAGCGCAATTGGGCGAAGCAGTTCAATTGGGCGCGGCCCGCTTTCTGATGCGACTTTGTTTGTCGTGCTTGGACCAGCCCGACGCCGGACTGGATATGTTATCCAGTCCGCCTGTTCACCGGCACGACATTGAGTCGATGGCGATATTTTTGTTGCAGCAACTGAATAGTTGGACTGAGTTGCAAACCCAGTCCAGCGAGAGGCCGTAACTGGAATGCCGTTACACGCTCTGCGCGCTCAGAGGTTGCGGGACCAGATCCCGTTGTTCGACGGATAAATCACACCGCCTTCGGACAGAGACGGAATGGCGCCGCAAATTCAGCACATTCTTGCAGGCAGAATATGTCAGGCCTATCGTCCCAAAGGACTCGATCCGCGCTATTGAGGACGGCGACAGTGAAGTGGACAGTCGTGTTAGTCTTGTGTTTTTTGTTCGGCATCGTGTGTGCCGTATGGCTGGTTCCGTTTATTCAGATCGACACTTGTTTAGATGCCGGTGGGGCTTGGGACTATGAAGCCGCTAAGTGTGCGTACGGACCAAATGGGCCGAGTTAGGTTACTATGTTCCCGTCCCCGATGCCGGACTTGATGTTTTGTCCAGTCCGCCAGTGAATCTGCAGCACAATGAGTGTTGGCGGTATTTTTTGTCCAGTAACTGAATGGTTGGACTGGGTTACAAACCCAGTCCAGCGAGGGCGAAAAGTCCAGACACCGCTCATGCCGGTGAAAACCGGCATCTCCTGAGGTGCGCTCCGAAATGACCGCACCCAGCGCTTCGCGCGTTCACTACCCTTGTGAAGCTCCACTGGAGCTTCACGATCCGGCCTTTTTGCTGGACCGGCATTTCACCCCGACTTTCGTCGGGATGAGCGATGTTGCGGCGAGGCCAGCGCCGGACTGGATATGTTATCCGGTCCGCCTGTTCATCTGCAACACAATGAGTCGTTGACGGAACTTTCATTCCAGCGATACGCCGTTTCGCGGGCGGTTGCTTCAAACGCTGCTCAAGCCTTTTCCCACCGGTTCTGAAACCTCAAAAATGCTCAAGTGCCGGTTCGGCGCCGCTCGATTGATCTTTATGCAGAAATATTGAGGAGAAAGAATGGCCGCTTCTCTTTACAACCGTCTCGACGGCGGCGGTCGTCTCCTCAAAGAGCCGATCGCGGATGTGGTGGCGGCGCATGTGCGGGCGCGGGGCCGCCGGTTCGGCCACGCGTTCGAATGGTGTGCCGGGCTCGGTGAAATGGGCTTTGAGTTGCTCGAGCGCGATCTGGTCGAGCGGCTGTCCCTCGCCGACATCAATCGGGAGGCCATGGCCGTTTCCGACTGCATTGGTGAGGCGATGGGGCGTGGCGATGAAGTGCGCCACTTTGTTTCCGACAATCTCGACAGCGTGCCGCGCGATCTGCAGTTTGATCTGGTGATCGGCAATCCACCAAACTATTGCAACCTGCAACCGGGCCATCCGGCCGGCGCGATGATGGCCCGCGATCTGCGCCCTAGCGACCGGGGCTGGCGCGTGCATGAGCGGTTCTACCAAACCATCGGCGATTATCTCACCGGCGATGCGGTGCTGTTGATCCAGGAAGTGGAGCCATTTGCCCGCGATGTCTTTATCGTCGGGCAGTGTTACGACCGGCGCCCCGAGCCGCCCATCGACACGTTTGACCGCATGACGCGGGCGGCCGGCCTGCATATCGAAGATTGCACACCGCTGATACAGGTCGGCGAGGTCACGTCCTATTTGCTAACAATCCGTAAACTGATTAAATAGGTAGGCAGTAAGCTTACTCTTCGTGAACAGCGAACCAACTTTCACTCAAATCGACGAAAGGACTGCAGATGAGCCAAGTCGCAGAAATAGATCGGATTAAGAATATGTTGGAGTTCCATGCGCTCCCAGAGTACCGGCGCATTCAGTTGGCACAGATGTCCGGTGCGGGAGCAGGCAACATAGAAGAAGATGACGATGAGGGCTGGTTTCCAGATTTATTTGGTTCTCATGATTACACGCGTACCCATGAGCTGTGCGATTCCGCGGAGGATGACTGGTGCGATTTTGACAATGCCGAAAGAGTATTGAAGCTGTACGCGGCTCCTTTGCGCTATGGCCGCCACGAAGTCGAAGAAGGCGACTCCACATTTATTTTTCCGCTTGGTTGGGTCAATCATGAAGTGGACGAAGACACCGGTACAGTCTCTAATGTAACCGGGTGGCATCTTTTGGCTCCGGGGCGAATTGACCGGCGCGTTCTTGAGAAGGATGGCAAATTCTACATCGAAACCCACGGCACCGGCGAAGGTTTGTTACCCGATTTGAACGAGGATCTCGCGGATTGGCTTTGGGGTTCCAATGTCGATCGGATGCGGGATCGTTTAGAAGACGACTACGACTAGATCATAGCGCGCGTTCGCCCATTTATGAGAACCGCCGCGGCCACTATACTCAGGGCGCAACATGTGGAGGCACCTTTAATGTTTGGCGCGCTTGCGAGATCCAGAACTCTCCGTCTGTTTTTTGCTTATTTGGTGGGCGTTTTCGTGCCTTTGGTGCCTTTGCTCTTTCTTCCGTTTGAAGGCGCCTGGGTGACACTCTCCTTCGTGGCCGTCCTCATTGGAAGTCTGCCCGTTTTTCTGGTGATGTTCGTTCTATTCAGCTTGATGCAGAATTATATTCATAACGATCTTCGGCGTGCGGCTTGGTACCTGCCATTTGTGGCGGCATTGATCTTCGTTTTCATTGCCTTTCAGTTTCAGGGTGTCGAACCACTTGAGTTTTTGGTCGAGCCGGGGAATTGGCTGCTGTTTGCCGCGGCCTATATTTGTGCAGGCATCGCAGCCTTGACTTATGTTGCGCTGACGCGGTTCGCAGAACGCTGACGCCGATCCCCTTTGAACCGGTGCGAAGAGTTTTTCAATGCCGTTTGGATTGACGAACAGCGTCAATTGAATGTGCAAAGTGCCCGGACCGTCTCGAAAACGTTCTTCCAAAAGACAAATACCAAAAGGACGTAGGCCGCGATCACAAAGACCGAACCGAGGGGAGAGAACCGCTCGACAACTCAAGAAAAGCGACTGTGCATTGACCTTTGTTTTCTTGCGCACGCGCGCACGAATCGATACGGTCCGTACACATAAATGATGATCACAAATGCGCCCAAAGGGCGCTTTTTTGTGCGCGCTGCTGCGCCGGCCCTGATCTTCGGCCGCGGAGTGTTGCCGCAATATCTGATTCCTTCCCCGAAATTGAGAGGTACGGCATGACCCGATCGAACGAGGCGTCTGTCAAATCGGATCTTTTGGAAACGCTGGCGCGCAATGCCGATTTGAAAGCCGTACGGGAGACGGTTGACGAGGGCGCAAAGGGCGCGTGGAAGGCCTTTGATCAGGGCTGGGAATGGCTGACCGGCACGCCGGACGACCCCACCGCCTTTCGCTTAGGCTGGGAATGGCTTACGGAAAAAGGTCCTGAACATCGCGAGCTTGATGAGTCGCATCAATTCACGCAGCGCTTTATGCGCTCGCCGATGGTCGCGCAGATCCGCAATGCCATTTACCGCAAATATGACGGACACCCTCCTGACGGCGGGTCGTACACCGACTTCGGCGCCAATATGGATTGGGAATATCTTGATCCGAATGCGGAGCAACAGTTCTTAGGCAGTTTTGTCGGCGACGCTTACATCAGAGATGGACGCATCTATTTCGAAATTGAAAATGAGAGCGATCTCCATTCCTTGTTCGGCGGCCACTTCATTGAGGATTTCAACAAGAAGTGGGGGACCAATATCCCGACGGCGCCGGAACGAAAACGCGAAGAGTGGGGACCGGGCGGTCAAACCTCTCAGAGAATTACATGGTCGGAACCGGTTGTCCCCCGCACGCCGGAAGAAATGGATGAACTGGAACCGGCCTGGTGGGAGTTTTGGAAGTAGGCTTCCGGACTTGAGCTTGAACAAACTGCAAGCCGAGCGATCATCCGTCGAATCGATCCCGTAGAGCGTTAGCATAACAACTCCTACACACCTCTTCTTTGACAGCAACTTCATGAGGCAATCATGGCGCCATGGAACGGCTCGGGCACCTTCAACCGCAATCAAGATTTCACTGATGATCGCGATGCAGGTGCGCCCGACAATGTCATCTCGGCCACGAAGATGGATGACGAGTTCGACAATTTCAAAACCGGGCTCAATGTGGCGCTCACCAAAGACGGCCAAAACTCACCGACCGCCGACATCAATTTCAACAACAGGAAGATCTTGGCGTTGGGGGATGCCACGCTGGCAACCGATGCGCTGAACCGGCAGACCGGCGATGGGCGCTATGCACAGATTGCAAACAATCTTTCTGACGTCACGGCTGCAACCGCACGCACCAATTTGGGGCTCGGGAGTCTTGCCACCCTTTCCTCGGTCAATGACGGTAATTGGTCGGGGACGGACCTGGCGGTGGCCAATGGCGGCACCGGCGCCAGCGATGCGGTGACCGCGCGTACAAATTTGGGGCTGGGCACCGCAGCCACCCATGACGAAGGGACAGGCAATGGTTTGGATGCGGATCTTTTGGACGGCCAGGAAGGCAGCTACTACCAAGACGCCTCAAACCTGAACGCGGGCACGATCCCCGAAGCGCGCTTTGCGTCCAATTCCAACGGCGACGGGTTGCGCACCGTTTCAACGTCGGCGCCGTCGGGCGGGTCTAATGGCGATATTTGGTACCGGTACGAATGAATGGCGAAAGAGCTTCACGTCAAATCGGGGGGCGTTTGGCGTAAGGTCTCGGAGCTCTCAGTCAAGGATGGAGATGTTTGGCGGACGATCAAAGAAGCCTACATCAAAGACGGCGATGTCTGGCGCCAATATTACAGCGCCGCCTTTGAATTCAACATTACGATCGCGTCGAACACGGCCAACTACAATCTTGCGACGGCGGTCAGCGGGCTTGGTTGGAATGGTACGGATAAGGTCGAGGGCACGTGCACCATCAACAATGGTGTGTATGTGTACGGAACATCGACGGGCGTCTACGGATTCCGTACAGGCGTGTTTCCAGCGGGGTCATCGGTCACCATCATCAATAACGGCGAAATCCACGGCAAGGGCGGCAATGGCGGCGCAGGGAACAGCGGTGCGGGCGGGGCGGGTGGCCATGCCTTTTATGCCGAAACTGCTGTGACCGTCGATAACAATAGCGCCATCCGTGGCGGCGGTGGCGGTGGGGGCGGTGGCGCCGGTATTACTATAATTAAGACTGGCTACGGCGGTGGCGGCGGCGGTGGCGGGTCAGGCTTTAGCCCAGGAGCGGGCGGAGCTGGAGGCTCTGGTGATGTCCCCGGATCAAGCGGCTCATCGGGAACAACATTTGCTGGTGGCGCAGGTGGTGCAGGTGGAGGTGGCACAGGTGGAGCGGGAGGGAGTGGCGGTTCCCGGGCGGCTGGCAGCACCGGGGGTGGGGTCAGCCCGGGTGCTGGCGGCGCCGTTGGATACGCCGTTGTCGGCAACGGCAACATTACGTGGCAATCGTTGGGGACACGGGAAGGAACCATTGGATGACAAAGGTGACGTTTGAAATTTGCGAAGTTCTAAAAGATACGCAGCAATTCCTCGTGTGTTTTTCAAATGAACATGGTGACCGATGTGATCTGGCGGTTGGTTTTCCGAAGACAGATCTCTCGGACGCAGATCTGCTTACCTATATCGCGCAGTTCGCGCCGCCCTCATTGAACCGGAAGCGTCCTGCGGACGACCGCTTCGATCATCTTGTGGGCCGCCATGAAGCGGAGAAGCCCGAACCCTTGAGTCGCGCGTTCCGGGTGTTCGCCGAATGACGACGGTTCCCCTCAATCTCGGCCATCCCTTTGTCACGATTTTCTATTCAACCAAACAGGATGAGAACGACCCCTTCAATGCGTCCGAGCTGCCTCTGACCAGCCGCGCCTATTGGGCGCCCATGACCATGCTCACGGTCCAGGGCCGGGCGCAGTCCTGGTATGAAATCGATGGGGCGGATCGGACGAACTTGGACGTTTTGGTGCCCGATCATGTACTGATGCCGGGAAGTGCGGTGCATAAAATCGGCACGGCCAAGTTCGGGATCGATGTGCTTGATTATCCGTATGCCGCCTATTGCTTGCATTTCGCGACCAAACGCTATTGGCCCTCGGTTCATCGGTTTCCGGGTACGTTGGGCCCGTTTCCAGAAAGCAGGCCGCTGTTTCTTTATGAGGGCGCCTTCGAAGTGGACGGCAACACATTCGAGGCGCCTGTACTTATCGATCTAAGAGTGGGCGAAATTCTCAAAGCGCCAATGTCCGCGAAAGCTGTGATGCTGCACGAAGATGAAGCGCGGTGGGAGGCTCTCAAAGAGCAATACGCCTAGTCAGCCCGCGCGGCACCGTCCGGCATCTATTCGCGGGCGGGACCGAACGTTCTGCGCATGCCACGCGGTGCAATTCTCTGTTTCTGAATTTCCGGCATTTGGAAAGCGCGAATTCCGTTGAGTTCAGTGGGGGCTAAGCCGGAGGTTGCCGGTAGCAAAGAGACGGGGTAACCGATGGCGACTGAACTTCACGTCAAATCAGGTGATGCCTGGCGAAAGGTCTCTGAGCTTTCGGTGAAGGATGGAGACGTATGGCGGACCATCAAAGAAGCCTATGTCAAAGACGGCGATGTCTGGCGGCAGTTTTATAGTGCGGCTTTTCAATTCAGTATCACCATTGCGTCGCACACAGCCAACTATAATCTGGCAACAGCACTCTCAGGTCTTGGTTGGGACGGAATAGATAAGGTGGAAGGTACTGTCACAATCAATTCTGGTATCGCTGTCTACTCCACTAGTACGTCAGTATACGGATTTAGAACCGGTACTCTTCCGGTGGGCTCGGTGGTTACACTTGACAATAATGGCCATATTTACGGAAAAGGCGGCGCTGCTGGGTCCCAAGGTGCTAGTGGTTCGGCGGGTGGGACAGGGCTAAGAGCAGATTCGGCAATTACCATAGATAATGCTGGTGGTGCAATTTCAGGTGGCGGTGGTGGTGCTGGTGGTGGCGGTTTCGGAGGGGCTTGCACTGCCGATAAGTTTCCACCTTCTCGGCACGGTGGGGGCGGGGGGGGAGGCGCCGGATATTCCGGAGGTGCCGGTGGATCAGGTCTTTCTAGTGCGTGCGGCACATCCGGCTCTGGTAACCCGGGCACGTCTTCGGGTGGCGGGGCTGGAGGGGCAGGTGTCGTTGGTTCTGGCGGCTATGGAGGGAATGGCGGAACTGGTGGGGGTTTGGGCGCAGTGGGCGGTGCGGGTGCAACAGGGTCTCATGGATCAGGCGGTGCCGGGGGGGCGGCTGGCTATGCAGTGTCAGGTAACTCAAACATCAGTTGGACTGCAACGGGAACAAGGAACGGGCCCATTACATGAAATACAAAATCGTCGATGAAAATGAAGAAGCGGGATTGCTTGTTGTTGAGTTTGAGGGACATCCTGGGGTGAATGTTGGTTGGCCTCCGGAATCTGTTGATACAGATCAAGAATTCGAAGTCTGGTTGTCGCAATTCGTACCGGAATTAAACACAAAAACCAAAAAATCATTTCTTGGGAAAGAAGGCGACGTCGCGCAAAGGCAAGTTCTGCGCGCGCAGCTTTTGCATATGGATACATGAAAACAATCCCCATCGAATGTCCCATCTCCGGCATGAAACTGGCACGAACAACGCTGGATGAAGGTGAAATTGGTCAATCAGTTTGGTCGATCGAACATCTTGGTCCCAAATGGTCTGGTCAGATCATCTTGTTGACACACGGCAAATGTAAGATCTGGGGCGAGTGGCCGGTATCGGGCGACACAGAAGACGGAGAAATGCTGCTGCCAGGTGATTTTACCCCAAATGCGAGAGTCAGTAACAAAATCGGGATCGTTCACATTAAGATGAAAGCTCTTGAGCCTTCCAAGATGTACTGCATGGTCTATCCAACCAGAAAGTTCTGGGCTTCAAAGGAATTTGAAAAGCCGGGATTTGCGTTCTTTACTGAGAATGTGGCGTTTCAAAGGGTAAATGGGCCAGTTTCGGGTGCGTCCATCTATTTGCATGAAGATGAAAAGCGAGTGGCATAGGCCGCAGCAAAACCGCATTGAAGTGCGACATCAACAGCTGAGATGGTACGGGTGAGGTTTGCATCTTGTTTGTCGCCCGCCAAGTCTATCTTGGCTGAATTTCAAGGGGCGTGTTGGTACCTGTTTCCGCGATCGCATATTGACCGGATCAAAACAGAAATGGATCGTAAATGGCTTGGAACGGTTCGGGGACATTCTTGCGGGTTCAGAATTTTGTTGGCGATCGTGATGCGGGACCACCTGACAATGTCATCGACGCCGCGTCGATGGACAGCGAGTTTAACAATTTCAAAGCCGGACTCGAGAACTGTTTGGCACTCGACGGCCAAACGCTGCCGACAGCCGACATTCCGCTCAATGCAAAGAAGATCACAGGACTGGCAGATGCGGCCGCAGCGACAGATGCGTTGAATCGCCAAACCGCGGACAGTCGTTATGCGCAAATTGCCAACAACCTCTCTGATGTAACGGCTTCGACTGCTCGAACCAATCTAGGTCTCGGCGCACTCGCTACGCTGGGCTCTCCTGTGCCACTAACCAATGGCGGCACTGCGGCGACAGACGCAGCATCGGCGAGAGCGAATCTAGGTCTAGGATCTGTGGCTACTGAAGACACGCTTCCCATCACAAAGGGTGGCACAGGGGCAACCGATGCGGCGACGGCGCGAAGCAACTTAGGGGCAGCGAGCCGGCCGAACATAATTATTAATGGCGATATGCGTATAAGCCAGCGTGGGACGTCATGGGTCACGCCTGCTAGCGGCTCATATTTTGTTGACCGCTTCAAATACGGATCCAATATGGGTGCAGTTACAGTTACGCAAGATACGGGAACCACGCCGCCTGCGGGATTTGTGTATTCCCTGAAAATTGACGTCACAACGGCGGACACCGACGTTGCCACAGGTGATATCATTGCGGTTCATCATGCTGTTGAAGGGCTGCAGATGCAGCATTTGAATTTTGGCGGAAGTGACGCCAAGACAGTCACCCTGTCATTCTGGATACGGAGTAATAAAACTGGAACCTATTGCGTGTCCCTTATCAACGGAGCAGTGGACCGCCACTATGTTGCGGAATACACAATCGACGCGGCTAATACATGGGAACAAAAGGAGATTACAGTCGCCGGTGATACAGCTGGGACGTGGACGAAGGACAATTCGGCGGGTTGCTATGTCAGTTGGTGCTTGGCTGGGGGCTCGGATTGGCAGAACATGCCGGATGTCTGGGCGGCTGGCCAGGACTATTGCACAAGCAATCAAGTCAACTTGATGGACAGCACAGCGAATGAGTTCTACCTAACGGGGGTCAAATTAGAAGTCGGGTCTACAGCAACGGATTTTGTGATAGAGGATTACACGACCGAGCTCAATAGGTGTTTGCGTTACTATTTCGACAGCGGCCGACGGTTTGTCTTTTGGAACGGGTGGACTGCAAACGGAACGTCCTATTATGTTACTGCTATGTTTCCCGTCCCCATGCGGGCCACGCCGACGATTACATACACAAATGATGCCGCCGCCTGTTTCGGCCCGACTTCCGCGACTAGCACCGTTGACAATAGGCAGGTGACGGCGACAAGGATCTCAACATGCTCGGCGAACTCTTCATATTTTATTGACTATGTAGACGCAGACGCGGAGTTGTAATGCATGGCCAAGTTCCACAATGCGGAAAACACAATTGTTGAGCATGAGGGAAAACACATTCCAGTCGATCCGGGTAATAGACATTATCAAGCCCTGCTCGACGGTCAGGTACTCATTGATCGCTATGAGGAACCACCGGACAGCAGAACCTACAGACAAAGACGTTCTGAAAGGTATACAGATGAACTGACAAATGGGGACGAAAAAGAGAATCCCATGGCCGCGATCGGAGATGTAATTGACGATATGATCACGGCCTTTACGGCGGAGTTCCCCGAGTACACCGATCCCTCATCGGCCCGTGGCAAGAGCCCCCTCGGTAAGAAGATTGCAAAGATAGCTAAGATCAAGCGCGAGATTCCAAAGCCATAATGGCCGACATTCGTCGGCTTACGACTAACGCACTTTTATCTTCATAGCGCTGTTTTACCACAGACACGAACTGTACCAGATTGACGGATAGAATAGGGTACGCAACTTGATGGTTGCCGGGTGCTGCTGGCTGTGATCGACATTTGTTGATTCGTAAAGCAATTCGGTCTTGTCTCCCTTCGCCTGTTCATAAGGCGTTGCCGACAAGTTTGTGAGGGGGTTACGCAAATGGCTTGGAACGGGTCGGGGACATTCTTGCGGGTTCAGAATTTTGTTGACGATCGTGATGCGGGACCACCTGACAATGTCATCGACGCCGAATCGATGGACAGTGAGTTCAACAATTTTAAAGCCGGTATCGAGAACTGTTTGACGCTCGATGGCCAGACGTTACCGACTGCCGACATTTCGCTCAATGCAAGAAAGATCACAGGACTGGCAGATGCGGACGCCGCAACAGATGCGTTGAACCGACAAACCGCGGACGGTCGTTATGCGCAAATTGCCAACAACCTGTCTGACGTTACGGCATCGACCGCCCGAACCAATCTAGGTCTCGGCGCGCTTGCTACGCTGGGTTCTCCTGTGCCGCTAGCCAATGGTGGCACTGCGGCGATAGACGCACCATCGGCGAGAGCGAATCTGGGTCTGGGATCTGTAGCTACTGAAAACACGCTTCCCATCACAAAGGGTGGAACGGGGGCCACGGATGCAGCAAATGCCATAAACAACCTTGGCATTGTCAGTTACGCTCGGCCAAACATTATCATAAATGGTGATATGCGTGTTCATCAACGCGCGGGAACCATATCCGCGCCGGGGAATGGTGACTATACCCTAGATCGGTGGAGTTGGGCAACACAAGGCGCGGGAACTGTTGACATTTCGCGAAGTACGACGGTCGCGCCGCCCGGATTCGACACGTCGATGAAAATCGAAGTCGCCACCGCGGTTGCCAGTCTGGCCGCGGGTGATGTTTACGTAATCCAACAGCTGATTGAGGCCAATAATGTTTCCGATGTGAACATTGGTTCCCCAGATGCACGAACTTTAACATTTTCCTTTTGGATTAGGTGCAACGAAGGCGCGATTGGCACTTATTCAGTTTTCTTTCAGAATGCCCCGGTTTGGGACCGCCACTACGCAACTGAATTCACGATCTCCGCCGGAAATATGTGGGAGAAAAAGAGCGTCACAGTGCCGATGGACACGACAGGCACTTGGAACAATTCGGGCGTCTCCGCTGGTCTGAATGTCGGCATTTGCTTTGCCGCGGGCGCAACGTATCAAGCGGCATCAGCGGACATGTGGGGTACCGGAGCTGACTATGGCACGTCCAGCCAAGACAATGGAATGAGCGATGCGGCTAATGAATTCTACATTACAGGATGCAAGCTAGAGGTCGGCAGTTCGGCAACGGCACATGTAATGGAAGACTACGCGATTATCCTTCAAAAATGCCAGAGATATTATCAAGTTTATGGTGGAAGCAGTACTGAGTGTCTTTTCTCCGGATATCAAACAACTGGTAACACCATCTACAATACTTACGCTCTGCCTGTCACGATGAGAGCTAATCCGACAGTCGTTAAATCGGGTACTTGGAGCGTGTCCAATTGTGGTCAGCCGACGTTTTACGCTACCACGCGAATGCTACGGCATGAGGTCGTAATCAGTTCTAGTGGTGTCGGCACAACCAGCCCAGGTTCTGCCGATGATCTTGTTACGCTAGATGCGGAGATCTGAGTATGAGATTCGAAAGGTGGGCATTACGTTGTCGACGATTCTGATTCGCCGGGTGTTGCGGTCATTCAGGTCGATGCGAAAAGCACGGACTATCAAGAGGTTTTGAGGAGCGGCATCGCTGTTGAGCCCCATGAGCCGCCATCGGATGTGGGGGAGCTATTTCAAGAAACTCTAGAGACTGAAAATAAAACAGGAAACTATGATTTTGAGTATCTGGAATAGCGGGCAATAAACAACACCGGCCGGTTTTTCGCACGATGATCTAGTTATGATCTGCAATCGAGCTCTGTGGTGCTCGATGACGACTTCTAACTCAACGGCTTGTTTGGCGGGGAACCTGCGGACCTGCCACTTTCGGCCAAAGGCGAACGCTAAGTTTAGAAGCATGCCAATCCGTTTATCCTAGCATCGGATTCTAACAAACGCCCACATATCCCAAGGAGATATTCCTTGAGCGGAGAACGGTTCCGCGGAGTCGCGTTTTTGTCAGAAACAAATCTTGAGGGAGGACTTCAAAGATGGCGAATTGGACCACGCCTGAAACGCACGGCGCTGTTGGTGATGGCGCTACGGACGATACGGTTGCTCTGCAGGCGGCGGTGGATTCGGGGGATCACGTTGAGTTGACGGATGCCAAAACCTATAAGGTGACCAACACCGTTACCATCGATAAGAGCATCATCGTGCGTGGTCCGCGAAGCGCAACGGTTTTGTGGGGCGGTTCGGCGGATGATAGAGACATTCTCAGAGTCACCGAAGATGACGTCACGCTTGAAGGTTTTTTGATTGATGGTCAGCGGACCAGCGACACCATCGCCTCAGGGTTTTCATCAGGTCACGCTGGTGTCACTTTCTTTGAATCGGGTGTCAACCACAAAGGTGCGACTTGCCGCGACCTAGAGGTCGTCAATTGTGGTGAGTATGGCATTCAGACACGACGCTTTGCGGATGTGTTGGTTGAGCGATGCGAAATCGACCGCATCGGGTATGCAGGTGTCGCGGTATGGAGTGCCGAACGCGCTCTTGTACAAAACTGTAAGGTCAGCCGGATTTTTCCGGGTAATGGCGGCGTTGCACCGTACCTGAATGCTTACGGTGTCGTCTTTTCCAATTTCGGCGGCGAGGCGACATGCGATCATGTACAGGCCCTCTATAATCGGATCTCCGATGTTCATACCTGGGAGGGCATTGACGAACACAGCTCGAATTTTGTTGAGATCATCGGCAATACCATCATCAACACAAGTCAAGCCATCGCACTTGAACACGGCAGCCAAACGCGTGCGCTTCGCAATGCGGTTGTCGCGCACAACAATGTTCTTGGGTGGGGCATCTCAAGGACAAAAGATTCGACGGCGTTCAAGCACCGGGGCGGCATCATTGTGAACGGCGGTTGGTCTGGCCCGGTCTATGGCGACACGGTTTCTGTTAGCAACAATGCGCTCTACTACCATGGAGATTCAACGGCAAGCGGCGATCCCGGCGCAACGGACCTTGCTTCCATCTATGTTTTGCGGGGGCGCGCAATCACTGTCGTTGGGAACAGCGTTTACATTCCCTACAAACGCGGCATCTATCTGAGTACAGATTGTTTTGCTTATACCTGCAGCGCAAATGTCGTGGATGCTGTTCAAGCATCCAATTCGATCCAAAAGGGCATCGAAACGGCATCAACGGCTTACGGTGCCGTTGTCGGTAACACTGTGATCGGGAGTGGAACTGACATACAAGTCAATAATTCTTCCGACATCAATGCGAACAACCGAACCGCGTAGGCGGCTTCAAGGTAATGTTCGCACATAATGTAAGGCCGGCCGGCTA